GACACGTAATAGCAGATTGCACAAAATTTTCTTCCCCAACGGCTAAATCTTTGTGCAAAATGTCAATAGACACAATATATAGTAGTTAGTCATTGCTAACATATCTATATATAGTAGTTAGTCAATACTAACCTACCTATAAGAAAATCCCTCCCTCTGCACTCGGTAGGGTAGGGGAGTATGAGGGCAATAAAACAGCACCCATACTCGGTTGAGTACAGGTGCTGAGGGGTTAGAAGTTGTCGGTGTTGCAGTAAGCAGTTACAAAAGCGGTCTTTTTAAAATTGCTAAAACCACTGCTACTATTTTTAACCGTTACTACATAATTATTTCCCTCGGTTGCAATTTCGGCGCTGTACAGAGTAGAATGATCGTAACCACCAATATGAATAGCGTTAATGTTCACACCCTGCACAGTGCTGCGGCGCTTAATGTATATAAGCAATTTATCGGAATTAAGCTGTGTTGTGTCGGTACTAAGATTGAACATTACAATACATTCAAGTACCATATCCTCGTTAGGTGTTTTTGCAGGAATGGTTAAAATTAGATTGCTGCCGGGGTCTTGCTGGAACAGAAATTCGCGCTTTTTATTGTAAATGCTATTTTCAGTAACATTTATTTTACCCGTTCTAACATTGTTAAATGTAACGCAGTTAGATGTCAACAGGTTGGCAGGAATAAAAATTTTGCCAATAATATAGATATAGCATTTATTCCTTGCGGAAAACGCTTCTCTGGTTGTAGTATACTTGCCTCGTGCTAGAACACCGGAAAAATTAATGTACACAACGCCACTTCCCACTGCATTTACAAGGGGATACTCTGCATCAGGCGTACCACAATTCTCAAAATAGATACCGTTGAAACTATTCGAAAAAATTGCCGAGCCCTCAATAAGAATACCGCTACCGCTGCATCCCTCAATCGTGCAGCCAGTGAAACTATTTGCATTTACTGTCGTGCCGTCACGTACTACAATGCCGTTTTCTTTACCGGCAAGGAAAAAGCCGTTGAAAGAACACCCGTTAACTTCGGAGCCCCTCTTTCCGCGTTCAAAAACAACCGCAGCCTTTTTGCAAGCAATTTGAATATTGTTGAAAGCGGTATACCATGCGGAACTGATTCGCATACCGTTAGGGCCATTGAAAATGCGAATATTTTCAAACTTACCTTCGTTTGCCGGATATTCCAAGAAAATAACATAATCTGTGATGCTATCACAGCCGGTAATTTTAAGGTCACGCAAAACGCTAGCATTTCCGCTCGCATAAATTGCATAGGCGTTATTGCATCCAGTGAAGTTCAGAACCGTTTTGTTGGGCACGCCAATAAGCTGCTTGTTGCTTGCGTCAATCATTTTAAGGAAATTATATTCCTTTGCGCCAAACACAATACACGTATGCTCGCTAGCTGCCGCCAAAAACGCATCATCAGCATTATGATACACAAGCATATAATCATCAAGATAGGCGCATTCTCTCTGGAAAACAACAAATTTCTGGTCAACCGTTGTTTCCACGTTTGCCAACTGCTGGTTAAACTGTGCACTCAACGCCCAGTATTTGGTATCGGTCGGAACAGTGCCTTTTGGCGGATAACACTTAGCTGTGTAACTGTTCCCGTCGGTATAGAGCACTACATCCATTGCACTATACTGCGTGTTTGCGCTCCACTCGCCCATGTGGCGGGGAACATACCGCGCGCCGATGTATTGCCGGGTTCCCGGGTTGCAATTCGTCATATTTTATGCCTCCTTAATAGCTTAGAGTAAGTTTTCCATAGTCAGGGCTTTCACAGTCCAGAATGGTGCCGAATGTGATACAATCCCAAGAATTGGGAATATAAGCTACAAAATAGCCATCATCGGACAAGCCGAAAAATACCATCTTGATAGCATTGGAAATAGCATCAATAACCAGCTTCATAATTGTATCATCATCTACAATTTTTTCAATCTCTTTGATAACATCATCAATCCGCTTATTAATGTCTTTATCCGCCTGCTGTAAAACAGTGATAGCGGATTCAATCCCCGGGATTTTCTCGTTAACCACTTCCTCGGCTGATTTCAAAGATTGAATCACCCAGTTAAGGTTCAGGTCATGAAAATTTGTATACGGATACTCGTGAACAGGGAACACTATAAACACCTCCTTAATATACCAAAAGGCAGAATTGCCCTTTAATATCATTGACAATTTTTGCCATCACGTTTTCTTGTGCCAGGGCATTTTCCTCCTGGACAAGTTCTTGCGCCGATCTACCCGCGCGCCCTGTTATCGTTTCGGTATTCGTATAGCTGTTAGATGCCTCGGTGCTGTCTGTACCGCTGCTGGTAACGGTGTTACCTGTGCCCAAACTGGTGGTATTTTTTTCGGCGTTTTGAAACTGTGCGGAATCAAACCCAACCACTTGCCGGATGCTTTCATCTTGCCCGTTATTTTGCCCTGTAGTGGTCAAGTTCGGTGTCCTGGTGCTGTGGTCCACCCCCTGGTGTTGCAATTCGCGGGTGTGGTTATCAGTATCCAGCGGGTTATAATCCAGACCCATGGCGTTGGCATATCTGGTCCAGGATGGTAACATCTGCACCGAGTAGATCGACAACGCTTGCTGCATGATTATCGGGTTAGGGATTAAAACCTCCAGCTCCATGGTATCCAGCAGCAGAGCATTGACCACACTGTTTTTGTCAATAGATGCCGGAACCTGCAACCCGCTAAAAAGGTCCGGATATACGTTAAGCATCCCGTTAAAGCTCAACGTTGCGTGCATCGTTGTTCACCTCCTTCACGTCAGTATCGGGCGGGAATCGCCAATCAACCCACAGCTGCGTTTTGTCAATTCCAAAGAGCTTGTGAACCCTCTCGCACCCATGCTGCAAGCTGTCCAACCATAGCGACGCTTTGGCGGCTGTCTCAACGTTGTTAGAGTTAACTTCGTCGGTCAACATCCGCTCTTTCTTGCTGGTATTGGTATTCGGGATGCCAACCTCAGTATCGAACAGGGCTTTAATGGTTTTAAGGGCTGTCAACAGTTCGTTGGTGATGTAGTTCCCTTTAAGGTCTGTCGCAAAGTGCATCCATGGCGCTTGCCCGGATGCCCCATTTTTAGGCGCTTTGAGCAACGAGGAATCCACAAACACGGCGGGGTCGCCCTGCATGATCTCATCGAACATCTTTTTAAAAGATTCTGCACCGGCCTTGTTACCAGCGGCAAACACATACGCCAACCGGCTGTTAATTAAATTGCTCTGGATGGTTTGGGCAGCAAGGGCCATCATATCCCCATAATAGGCCACAATATCCACCATACCGCGGTAATCGGGCTGCAAATTGATGATCTCACACTGCTTCCCGATTTGCAAATAAGGGGACCCTTTGATAAAAGGGTTTGCAATGATGGAGTGTGTGGGATTATAAAAAATGTTTATGCCGGTCAATCCCATTCGGTCATATACCAGGCCGTATCGGTCAGTATTGAACACCGTAACACCGCCGGAACCGAAAACAAGATATTGCAAACGGTTACTGGGCCATGTGTCGGGGAGCGTCCAGCGGACCATAGACACAGCTTCAAGGAACAGATACTTGCGGAAATAATAGGATAAGCTGTTGCCCTTGGTGTGCATCACGGAGGGAGTAACCGGCGACACATGAGCGTTGATTTGATCATAGCTATAGGGGGCGCTCATAACAGACGGCCTCCTTTCGCCATTTTAAACAGTAGCCACACCGGCAATTTACCAGCGGGCCACGGTCCCGGCCCGGGACCCGGGCCAGGCCCACCGCCGGAGTCCCATTCTACTTCCCATGTGCCGACCTGATTCGGGATTCTGATAATACTAGAGGGGTCCCTCAGGTTCCCAGCGGCATCGGCATATTCCCAATGTGTGTGAATGCCCGTGACATAGCCGGTTTGTCCCTGTGTGCCGATGAACTGCCCTTTGGAAATAGTGTCACCCACGTTCCAAATCTGTGAGGCAAAGTGAGCGGCCCGCCATGTCGTGCCGTCGGCCATTCGTACCTTAATCATGTTGCCCCACGACTGATCGCCCGAGGTGCTGCCGTTCCAGTGCTGAGCCACAACCACAACGCCCGCCTCGGGCGCATAGGCTTTATGATTGCCGTGTACCGTGTCAATGCCCCGGTGGGGACTTCCGTCCGAGTACGCCGGATACCCGGCGGTTACTCTGATTGGCGACACGTCAGTAATACACTGTTTGTATACTGCCATTGTTTGTGCGCCTCCTACTCATAGAAAAAACCGTTTTTGAGATAGCTTTTAACACTGTCGATCTCTGCCGCTGTGGCATTGAGCGCAATGTCTGGATCATCCACCATGATAAACCCCGGAATTGTGGACAACTGTACCCGCTTGCACAAGGGCCGTCCGTGGTCCTCGTTGTTGTCGTCCACAAGAATTTTAAAGCGAGCGACCATATACGGTACCGAATCAAAAGCTATTGTAGAACCAGTGGCACCCTTACTTGCAACATCAGCATTGGTTGCTTGTGCAGCATTTAGAATACCGTTTCCAACGTCTGAGAAAGATCCCCCGGTTAATGCTGCTTGGAGACCTCCGAACGCAGCAGCAATACCCGTTTGCAGCAGTCCTCCGCCCGATGGTACATCAAATGTAATATTTGAAAGTTGAATAGGTACCCCGAGTTTAGCGGATGTCTCGTGTACTAGCTGATTTGTATCAGTAAACATTCGCAAGATACTGTCGCCGGTGAAAAGATCCACCGTATACTGTATAGATAATGTTGTAGCGCCCCACAATTTAGAGGCATCAAGGGGAATTACTCCAAATGGCTGCAAGAAGATAGTGTAGTCCGTGTAAGGGGAGGCATTGCAATACCCTCCACGACTTGCCGCTTGTGGGTGCTTCGGAATACCCACACTTACAGATTTTGTTAAATTATTATTATCTTCTCCCAAAATCCAGCACGGAACGTCTACCGACCACCACCCAACATCTACACTAGAAACAAGCGGTAAATGTGCGGTGATTTCGGCAATACTGAATGGAAAGTAGTTACAACTTACGATATACTGATAGGGATTAAAAAGTATTTTTGTTAAACTGTCACTAATCTCTGCATTGTCTATACTAAGGTACGACACATCGGTTAGCAATTTGGCGGAGAGTTTTTTAGCGTTTCCAGGAGTCATTACTACATAAGTGACAGCTCCAATGGAGTTAGCGGCTTTGGCTATAAATCCAATAACAAAGAAACCTTCACTGATCGTTTCAGCAAAACCTCCTTGAAAAGCATTTGTGACACTCTGAACGGTAGCTTTTGCTGGGTAGAGGCTGTCTGAAATAGTGCCGTCGTACTGTGCAGACGACCTCACCACGTATTCTGTGGAGCTCCCAATCTGGTCACGATAGCTTGCCAAGGCATCTACCACAAGCGATGCAGTCCACAAGCTGTTGGAATAAGTCCAGTTTTTTACCCAGTAATAGCGGCCCCAAGTAGGAATGTAGCAGTAATTATACCCTGTAGGGTTTGCATTGAAGGCAATTTTAATTTCGGGGTTGATTATATTGCATGGTGCCTTTACCTCAATATTGTAATCTGTGCCGCTGGAGGGTCGCTTTGTACTATTGGTGCGCTTAGGAAATACATAAAAAGTCGCTTTCAAGTCTGTACCTCCTTATAAAAAATACCGGCGGGCCGAGGCCCGCCGGTGCCGGTCAGGACTTCGAAGGGTCGGCGTCCTTGTAGGTGGTGGTTTTCAGGGTGGAGGCTCTGGCTGCTTTGCCCGTGCTGGGTGCAGTGACGTCTCCGGCGGTCATCAGGAACAGAACGGCGTTTTCGGTGAAATCGTCGTACCACGACCACCCGTAGTGATACCAGAAATTCGTATACAGGCCGCGTGCGTTCATGGGGGTAGGGACCACGCGGGACAGCTTCGGAGTGTAGCCGATGGCGTCCCAATCCAGCAGGCACCCGAAAACATTGGACAGCTGCACCGCGGTATTCTTGGATGCCTCACCGGCGGCACTGGTAACAACAGGCGTCGCGGAGATGGTCTCGCGCTCGTCGATATTCTGCCAGAACGTGACCTGCTCCGCGTCGCGGTATTTCAGCATGTTGTCGTGGAACACCTCGGGAATCACGCGGGCGTCGATCTGGCTCTGCGTGCCACTGTACAGATAGAGGTGCTGACGATCATACGGGGTGTGGCGCATGATGTTGTACGTCGTGCCGCCGATCATCCAGTTCTGGTGCCAGTTGATGGAGCGCTCCTTCATCAGGCGGGAAATATCGTTGATACGGCCATAGGCATACTTGGCAAACCCCGGGAAGTTCGCTTCTTTGTATACGTCCTGCACTGTCAGTTTCGTTCCCTGCTGGGCGTTGTACTCGTCCAACAGATAGATAACGCTGTGAGGGCTGGTTACCGTCATGCCGGTCAGATGATTGGCCATCAGGTTGTTGGCCAGGTTACGGCGGTCTGCCTCGATCTGGTTCGACAGATGCAGCACGAAAGAGGACCAGAACTGCGCCAGTTCCTCGGGGCCTTTGAAGGCCGCTTCCATCTGTGTGTCAGCCTGGGTGTAGACGCGGCTGTAATTGGTCTGGCCGTAGTAGTTCGTTTGAAGAACTTTAGGCTTGTGGACTTCGTACATATCCACGCTCTGGCCGTCCTCAAGCGCCCACGCCTTGTCGGTGACGGGGTCGGTGTCGCAGAAATTGATCTTCCGAACATGGTTTGACCAGTCGTCGCCCGTAACCTGCAAGCGTTTCAGGGGCGCGTCATAGGGACGGACAGCAAAGATGGTGCGGCCCAACACCTGGCTGATAGCTTTGGTGTAATTGTCGGTGCCGGTCAGCCGCGTGGCTTGCGCAACAGAAACGAAACTAGACGTGTCCACGATGGGCGTCGTCGGTTCCTGACCGGTGGCCAGTTTGTTGATCTCTGTCAGAATTGCGGCAATGTCCGCAAAATCCATACCAAGAGGCATATTACTTCACTTCCTTTCCATAAGTCGGGTCGATAATTCGGGCCGTCACCGTAGCAGCATCTGCCGCCGGCTGCTGCTGGATGCCAAGGCCCAGCGCGTTTGCCTGCAACGTCTGCGTCATAGTCTGCATTGCCTGGGCGCTGGTCTGCTGGCCCTGCAAAATCTCCCGCAACAGGGTTTCGAGGCCATCATACTGTGGCGCGGGCTGCGGCGCGGGCTGCGGCGCGGGCTGCGGCACGGGCTGCGGCGCGGGCTGCGGCACGGGCTGCGGCACGGGCTGCGGCACGGGCTGCGGCACGGGCTTCTCCATAGCTTCGATCTCTGCTTTGGTGTATCCGGCCATTGCAAGGGCCGCTTTTTCACTGATTTTCAACTTTTGTCGCCTCCATTACAACGTATGTGTCATGGGCCAGGCATTTAACGACCTTGTCTTTGTCTCCTTTGGACAGAGGGCCCACCGCGCAACACTGCCGCGTGTGAGCGACGTCTGCCCAGTCGCTATAGTAGCCGATTTTCAAACGAGTGCACAGGTCAGCCAGCAGAAACGCACGCTCGTTTGTGATCGACTGGGCAAAAATGATATAACAACCCATAGTCAGCTCTCCTTCTTGATGTCGTCCAGGGCAAGCCGCATCTCGGTAATAGCCGCAGTGTTCTCCTTGACAACGGTATTACACTGATACCACATCAGCAGAAAAGCAGCGATAGGAAACCCCACATTAGAAATAGCCTGAATCACAGTATTGGCATCCATTTTGTGCACCTCCCTTACAGATACAAGTAAATCCCAGGTTCACGCGCTGGCTGACGCTCGCCCGCCCCTTCTGGGGGCTGCCTGTGGGCACCTGGGATTAACTTTAATATATACTAACCGTATAAAAAAGTCAAGTACCGCAATACTCGCGAAAGAAAATCTCATCCGAGTAGCGCTCGAATTCAAGTTGCCGCTGCAAGTACGCGGGCCAGATATACCCATACGCGGCCCTGAATCGTTTACGCTCATAATCGCCGGTGCCGTATGTGGGCATCTCGCCAGACCGATGCCGACACACATAGTAGAGGGGTTTACTCTTATGCTCATAGATGCAGCACCGCCCAATTTGAACAAGGGGGTAGTATTCCCGGAGGGGCCGAGATACAACAAGACTTTTCTCCTCGGCGCTGTACTGGTTTTCAATAGCGGACCTATAAAAGTCCGTTCCGGTCATGGACCTATAGAGGGCCGTATTGGCTTTCTCTTTGGCAATAGGGCTGTCCACAAGATCAATCAACAGAATGCCCTTATCGGCCAACAGCTTGACGCGCTCTTTCTTGCCTATCATCTTTTCGACTGTATCGGTGACTTCCCACTGCATATAATAGGGGTTTGCCATGCCAACAGCGTTTGACATACATAACAACGTCAAGGGCTTTTGCCCTCGTAATTCGCGGTTACGGTTAACCGTCTCATAAATGTTGGCAAGGCCCACACCCTCGCCCCGCCGGTAATAGTCGGACTCTTCTTTCTGGTATTCGTCCAAGATAATTATATTGGTATGGGGGCTTGAAAAACCACGAGTACGAGCAAGAGTCACAACACTACCCACTACACCCGACATCTTAGCCGGTTTTATGGGCGCCCCTGTATCCGTGTAGGCTCCCGCGTTGCCCACTTCATACAGTCCCGCTATTTTGGGTAATTTAAAGGGGGCGTAATGTGTTTGTAAATCATCATTCAACGGAGACCACGGCCACATACTGGGCGACGCACAAATAAGTTCCGCTTGCTGCGGCGTGCGGCGCAGATATAGAAATTCTTCTTCGGTCTGATGCACGTGCTTCAATGCTCCATAAGTCTTGCCGGTACCGCGCCCGCCCCATATAAAAATAATAGGCGCCCCCGTTGACAAGATGCCGTCTTTTTCAGAAAAGTTTGGCCACCCTTCATCGGTGTACAGTTTAATCATCAGGCAACCTCCATAATCTTGTACCCTAATATCTTTGCGTATTCGTCAGTAATACCCAACGTGTAGGTATTATCACAAATACACAGGTTTCTTGTTATATGTACCGTATGCCCGTCAACCACAAAATCGGGCACATTGGGCCGGTCATTATAAATAACCTGATTTCCGGCGGCAAGACAAAACGTAAAGCCGGGCTTGAATACCTCGAAGCCACCCCACAGGGCCAGCTCCAAACCGCCTTTCCGTTTGCTAACTCCGGCTATGGTAGTAGTGATCGGCCCGCCCTTTTTATAGGTAGTCGCGTATTTTTTTGCGCCCCACGTCATAAACTCCGCATAGCTGCGCTCTTGCTCATACACGCCCATGTAATGAATATTGCCTTTTGGGTCCGCAGCACATGCGCCATTATCTTTCGCAAGCTGTTTCACAGATTTGTTAAACTCCGCTAAATCAATATTACCCATGTATTTGACGCTGTCGGTGTCGCAGTACACGCCATTTTTGCCCGCGGCCCATTGCGCTATTTTTAGGCGCTTGCGGGTGTGGGCGGTTGTCCATACGCCCCATTGGTAGGGTAGGAACAAGTGGGGGCGGTGGTCGTTATAACTGCCCTCCGGGTCGTCGGTGCATTCGCTCCAAAGATTGTCGGGGTCATCCTCGTCAAAAAGTGTGTCCAGCTGCAAGGGGTCTTGTGCGGTCATGCCGTAGTAGCTATTGAGATCGCCCTTGGCTTTGACATAATACAAATCTTGACCGGCTACACCTTTAAGAGATGTCTTGCCGGTATAGCTCTCTTTTACACAATCCGTCAAGGGCTTTGGCAGTTTGCCATAATCGGACGTATATAGGTTCAGAACATTAAGGGCATCCCAGTCATACTCTTTGGCAATGATTCTAAAATCTATATCGGTTATGGTGATCTCCAACTGTTCAGCAGACAACAGACGGCCATTGTCGTTAATGTATCCTTCACAATGCCGAACCTTTGCAAGGGGGATATATGGGAACCCCCACCACTTGAAACGCTGACGCAAACCTTTCACTTGCAAGCGCATCAGACACGCCTTGCCGTGCCTCATACATTGCATCAAACGCTCTACGGTGGGCAGTTCCTGCCTAAATGGAGTCATAGGAAAATAACATTCGCATTGTACGGCAGGGTATGCGCTCGACATATCCACGGAACCAACGTTTTCTAAATGTAACCCCACATAATAGCGGTTGGCGTGCGTGTCACCGCCTCGGAACGCTTCCCGTAACATTTGGTAAAGGTCCCATGACGGCAAAAGGCGCTTGACCCGTTTAATGCCCCATTTATACATTGCTTCTCGGGCCATCCGCCGGACGTAGCCGGTGCGCGTCAATGGTAACGTATAGAGGTCGTCGCCGTCTCGCTTCATCTCAATTAACAGGCACTCTACAATGCACCGAACATCATTAACACAATACGCTAATTCTGTAGACGTTAAAGGCGTCCATGGGTAGCGAACCTTTGAATAATCAAGTGCCCCCGTCAATTTGGCATGAGGGGCGCCAAGCTGTTTGCCCCAGGCATCAAGGGACAAATTGCTGTGCCGCATACTGCATCGGTACTCAATAGCGCGATTGTCGCATTTTAAGACCCTGCGTGGCTTGCTGGCGAACACATCCCCCAGCCCGAAATCCAGAACACCCGACAAATATTGAAATTCATGTGCAAGATTGTGAACGTACATACACAGAAACCAGTCACCCTGAGGACCGCTGTTTGCTTGCAAATAGTCGCTGATTGCTCCCGTAAAGTTCAGCCACTCGTCCCACGTCCTACCAATAATGGTAATATCCAGACCGAGTTGACACTGCCAAATATACATTATGGTGTGGGGATTGTCGTCCGCATCAACACATACTCGGCTAGTCTCAATATCAAACGCACACGGCATATTCACATATAAGCGCTTCTTGTTAGTTTTGCGTTTCTTGCCTTTTGTGTGTTTGCGGTCTAAATGCTCCATGAGCCACGGGACAGGGTTGTAATTACAAGCCTCCGCCAAAACCTCCGCGCAGGTCGGCGGAACTGCTGCCGTCGCTATAGTCCCATTCTTTGCCATAGTTGACCTCGCCTTGCTGCCACTTTGCAAAATCGTCGATACTGACATTGTAGCCGCCTTTCTCGCGCCAATACATAACGGGTTGGTCAGACGGATAATAATAGACGCCCGATGCTTTCACGATCTCCCACCATTCCGACAGAGCCGTGTACTGATCCTCGGGCACGTCGGCTACATCAATACCACCGACTTTCATTTTTTGTTCAAATTCCGCACGTGCACCGCCCACGGTGGAACCTTTAGAACGCACAAAACGCGCTACATCCGCGAGCGCCTGTTCCAATGCTTTGCGGTCTCCTTGCATTGCCTTCAGGGTGGGGAACCCTCCGGCAAATTCTTTATAAACGTCGCTTGTGCCGCTGATGGGGTCTTTTGATAATCGCTTAATACGTTTCTGCGCAATGTCACGCAGTCGGGTGTATTCTTTGCGCATCTGATTATCTGGCCACGATTCCAACGCATAGGGGGTATACAGCTCGGCACTGTATTTAAGGGTCGCGCTTGCTTTAGCTGCGCCTACTGCCATGTTTCTTGCGCTCCTTTCTATCTAAAATCATATAATACCAGTCCAGAGGGTCCGCTTCAATGCCCAAGCCGCTGAAAATGATTTTGGCCCAGTCAGAGCGGAAAAACTCAACATCTTTGGTTGCGACTCCACTATATACAATAGCAGAGGCAAGATATATCAGGGAGTCGTCGCAGTTCAGCAAGGATGCTCTGTTATCTTTACTTTTCATGGGGTCTCCTATAATAAATAAGGGCGGCCTATGGCCGCCCGCCGATTAGAATGGCAAATCGCCCGTATCATCGGCCACACTCTGGCCGGAAATGATAAGTTCCGGGTAGCCCTTCTCGTTCTCCTCAACAGTTAGCTCAACATTGCGCAAAACGATCTTGCGCACCCAGTCGGACAGCATCACATCCGGGTCAACCTTAATGGACACTGACGGCGCATCATACTTGCCAGACTTAAGCCACATGGCGCCATCCTCAATCTGCAAGGCCCCCTCAACTTCGGACAACTTAACAAATGTCTTAGTGTTTTTGCGGGTGCTCTTGCTGGCTGCGCTCTTGTTGTTACGAAAATTCATAATATAACTCCTTTCGTTCTGTGCCCTGTCATTATCAATACCGGGCGGGCGACCCCGATAGACGGCCCGGAGGGCCGTTTCGACTTATTTCTTGTTATATAAGGAGTACATGGCCTGTACCCCGTCACGCACATGGGCCGCACCCTGATACATAAGATCGGCTGACAAGCAAGTGCCTTTAAAACCCTCAAGGGTGTGTACTTGCTCGTCGCAATGAATGAGAGCTTGCTTATAACCGGCCAACCATGCCCGATTGTTTGCGGCTCGGATAGCGCCCACCGGGTCCTCGTACTCGCAGCACGTCAACGTGCCGTTGGGGTGAATTTCGATGATGAATTTACGCATTTCCATTTGTAGAGTCTCCCTTCTGCCATCCAAACATAATCATTGCAAGACTGACAAGCACCTTAATACTGTCGATGATGTCATCCTCGGTCAGTTTTCGTAGGTTCTCACCATCAAGAGTAATGTTACCATCGGCTAAAGTGATTTTAATCATGACTTCTTTTTTCATTGGAAACCCCTTTCTTGTTTCTCTCATTGTCTATATTATACCATACACTAAATTGTATATGTTGCTATTTACATTGTAAAAATTGCTGTACTCCCCTACCCTACCGAGTGCAGAGGGAGGGATTTTCTTATAGGTAGGTTAGT